TTTCTTCACAACACTTCAAGTGATCATGCGGCAGACGATGATTCAAGGCTACAACATGAACGCCATTGGAGTACAGCCGGCGGATTTTGTGATCGCGCCCGACGTGACGTCCTTTGATATATCGGAATTCACTCGCGCCGATGAAATGGCAGTTATCGGGGAAGCGACAACCAATGCAGCCATCGCACAGCTGCGCAAAATGCTTAGCAAGCTTGATCCCAAACTCTTCTCGAGTTCATGAATCAAGCAAAAACCATGTTCTCGTGACATTTCAGATCGACAATCGCCCAGTGTTCCTCTCGCTGGTGCAGATGCGTGAAGTCCAGATCAGCCAATTCCCGTCTTCGCTCGCCGAGCTTGGTTTTCGACCTGGGCGTTCTTGGGGATCTGTTCCCGCGTATTTGGTCATTGCGCAGCCGCATCCAACGTGGCCGGACAAGAGCTTACGGCCCCATGGGCCGACGGGGCGGGCGTAACACGGCCGATAATGGGTTCCATACTTCACACCATTCTCTACAACCCTAAAGTTCTTCGCATCATCATCGATAGCGAAGGAACGCTTTCGGGCTTGTCTTCTGGGCCGAGGCAATAGAGCAGTATGAGTTCGCCATCGCTTGCGGGTATCGCATTGCAATCTTCATCCTCCTGGCTGTGTTGGTTTTGGCGGTTGCCTGCAATAAGAGGAAGGAGCCATCGTCACAGAGGTCTCAGGCGCCGAAGCCTGCTGAACGGGGCTCTCAGGCACCGAAGCCCGCTGGGGTGAATGCTAGTGCTAAAGACACAAGCATAGTCCCGCCCGAGGACGAGGCAGCGACCAACCTCGAACACAAGCCGGGGACGCTGTTGCTTCCACTACAATTTGGACGGCACACCGGCGATCTTGACGAGATGATGAAGCGGCGCAGAATACGCGCACTCATCATCATCAACCCAATTTCCTTCTTCTACGTCCGGGGAAAGCCCGCGGGCATCACGTTTGAAGCCGTGCAGGAGCTCGAACGTTTCATCAACAAAAAGTACAAGACCGGCGCGTTGAAGGTGAGGATAATATTTATTCCCGTGCGCCCGGACCAGCTCGAGGCGGCGTTAACGCAAGGCATGGGGGATATGATTGCCCAGGGAGTGATCATTACTCCGGCGCGCGAAGAGCGAGTCGCGTTCACCGTCCCGATTTTTCGCAACGTTACGCAAATCGTCGTGACCGGCAAGGATGTGCCCCGCGTACGGTTTTGTCGCCCTCCTAAAAAAAGAAGCATCCCTGCCAATTTGCTTCCATCAGGCATGGCCGCGATGAAAGAATCCATGCGCCTAGGGTCGGATTAAGCTTTCATCCGAGCGCGCAATGAGGTAAGACATGACTGATCGCGAAACACAACATAAGGACAGTTATGTCATGCACTTACACCGACGATCAGATTATCAACCAGTGGCTGGAGTGCCAGCCGAGCACGCTCACGCGTAGCTGTTACGCGCGGGACGTGAAACGGTTGCGCACGCATACAAACAAGCCGCTGAATCAAATGCGCCTTGGCGACTTACTGAGCTTCGCTCAATCACTTAGCGAAGCCGGCCTTGCACCGATCTCGCGCGCCCGCACGCTCGCAGCGGTGAAGAGCTTGTTCAGATTCTGCCAGCGGATGGCTTACATCGAGAGCAACCCGGCCATTGCTTTGCCGCTGCCGCGTTACGAGAGCCGACTCGCCGAAAGGATGATCGGCGAAGGCGATGTTGAGCGCTTGCTGTCCGTGGAGACGTCGCTCCGCGATCGCGCATTGGTGGCCGTGCTCTACCTCGGCGGCTTAAGAGTATCCGAAGCTTGCAACTTACGCTGGCGTAATCTGCAGGTGCGAGGTGACGCTGGTCAGGTCACGGTGTTTGGCAAAAATGGACGCACGAGAGCAATCCCGATTCCGCAGGAAGCTTGGTCCATGCTGGTTCAGCTACGCGGCGACACTGGCGCGGACGATCTAGTGTTTGCCTCACGCAGCGGCCGGCGTCTCGATCGCGGCCGTGTGGGCGTAATCCTGCGACGAGCTGCGCAACGTGCGGAATTGACTGATCACCTTAGTCCACACTGGCTCAGGCACGCTCACGCAAGCCATGCACTGGATCACGGTGCGCCAATTCACCTGGTTCAGGCAACACTCGGCCACAGCTCCGTAGCAACGACCAGCCGTTACCTACACGCCCAGCCAGGTGATTCCAGCTCGCGCTTCCTCGTGGCTCCTGCAAGCAGAATTGCCTTGCCTTTCAGCGGAACCAGAGCGATGAATGTCGTGACCGCAAACCGATTGCGGAACAAGGAGAACACGATGATCGCAAACGATTCTGAAGCGAGCACGGCAGTCGAGACGGCCGCACCAGAGCCAAAGCGCAAGACTGTCAAGAAGCCGAAGCGAGGAAAGAGGCAGCCGAGCGCCAAGAAAGCCTCCACGAAGTCAAAGGCAGACGCCACCAACAAGAAGGCCGAGGTAATCGCGCTGATGAAGCGGTCCAAAGGCGCAACGATGGCCGAGATTATGAAAGCAACTGGCTGGCAGGCCCACACGGTCCGGGGCTTCGTAAGCATCCTGGGCAAGAAGGGGATGAAGACCGAATCGTCCAAGAGCGTCGACGGCATCAGGACGTACAAGATCGCGATTTAGGCCGTTTCAACCGCCAACCCTAGCGCCGCTTCCCCGCCGAAGCGGCGCTTTCTTGCTTGTATGTAAGCCTAATTGCCAATCTGCGTGCCGAATCATTCTCGACCTCCAATGTTTCAAGCGTGTCGGGCTAGGGATAGCCTTTCTTTGGCCCAAAGCTCCTCGCTGTGGCGTCAACGGACCGCAGGTGGCCTGTTTTCTCGACCCCAGGCCGCCGGGCGCGTTCAGGCGCGCGACGTCGCGTTTGTTGCGCGATGCGCTCGTGAAAAGTTGCAGGGCGCTTTCAGGTGGACTCGTCGGTTCTTCTCAAGCCACCCTGTGGGCCTTCGAGCAGCTTTGATTTGCTTTGATTACCGATTGAAAAACGATTGATTCTCTCACTCGATCGCGAGCGCGATGGGCTCCAAGGGTTGATTCTCAAGAAATTTGTGGCGGGGGACTAGTGGCTGCAAAAAGAAGGTTCGCTCAGCGGGTCGGTCGCGCAAAATCAGAGCGACGGCTCTAAAAGGAACTGATCCGCACCGGTTCGCAGATCTGGTAAGTGCGATAGACCGGCCTCGACAGTGAATAGAGGATGGCCTGGGTCATCGTATCCACTTGGTCATCTTGTTTTCCGTTGGGGAACGCCGCGCACTCTTCGATGAACTCCCAGACCCAGGGCGCCCAGTCAGGATGCGGTAGGTATACATTGCCGGCCTCGATCAGCGGGCTGATCGCGGCAGCGCGTGCGACCTTACCGCCTTGCGGATTCACCGGAATGATACCGGGCAGCTCATGTTGGAGCATCTGGATAACCGCCGATCCGTTAGCTTTGTCTTCGATGAGCTTCGCCGTCGCGCCCTGCCAGCGCGCTGAGAGATCTCGCACAGCGCGCAACGTGGCAGGAAAATTCATACGCCCCCGTACCTGCTCGCCAAGAAAGAAGTCCGCCCCCACGCGGCCCCATATCTGCCCCACCACGAAATCGGATGTCTCCAGGTCCTTGAACGAACAGTCCCAGGACTGAAATTGTTCATCCACGGCTGGCGGCGCATCAACCGGCGCAATCGAGCGCAGGGTTCCGTCGGGCATGCGGACCTGCACGGGCGGAAGGCTATCACCCCGCCGCTGGAAGAAACGGAACCAATGGCGTTTGATGAGCCCGCCTTCCGGCGGTGAGGGCCGTTGCTGAAGCTGTCCAGCCGCGGCATAGCTGCCCAAGCTGAGCTTCAGTTGCTCGATTTCTTTCTCTCCGAAGCGCTCCCGCCACAGTAGATCCCCGTGGTTCTGACGCGGGTCGACAAAGCCGATCGAGGTCGCCCGCGACTGGCCCTCGTACTCGGCCGGCAGGCACAGATGCTCCCAGTTACCTTTTTCTAAAAGATGGCCGCTCAAGTCCTGCTGGTGGCAGCGCTGCATGACCACCACCATGGCACTCGTCTTGGGATCGTTCACGCGCGTGGACATCACAACGTCCCACCAATCGATCGTGCTTTTGCGGACGGCGTCCGACTCAACTTCGTCCACCTTATGAGGGTCATCGCACACGATGCGGTCGCCGCCTTCGCCCGTCACCGAGCCGCCCACCGACGTCGACAGGCGATAACCGGAGCGATTGTTATCGAAACGAGTCTTGGCATTCTGATCACCGGTAAGTCTGAACACATGCCCCCATCGCTGCTGATACCAGGGAGACTCAATCAGGCGCCGGCAGTTCACCGAATCTCGAATGCTCAGACTTGCCGCATAACTGCTGTAGAGCCAGCGCCGCTCAGGCCAGCGTGTCCACTCCCAAGCCAGCCAGAAAACCGACACGAGGAGGCTCTTCATGTGCCGGGGCGGCACGTTAATAAGAAGATTCCGGATCTCGCTGCGACTGACAGCTTCGAGGTGTTCGACGATGGCATCGATGTGCCAGCCGGGAACGAAGAGGGTCGCCGGTTCCACAACGTGCCAGGCTTGGCGGACGAACTCGCGCAGGCTACGTGTGGCGAGCTCGCGCTCAACCTTTACGCGGACGTTCGGCCTTGTTAAGGAGAGCCCTAAGCTGCTTGAGTTCTTCATCAGTGTAGTCGGCCATTTCGGGCGCAGGACCAATCTGGATTGCGCCGCCGTCTGGCCCGCTCAGTTCGTTCGCGAAGTAGTCTTTGTAGCCGAGAAGATTCTTCGCAAGGAAAATGTTCGCGGCAGGGTTGCCCTTCGCCGCGAGCCCCCACAAGTAGCGCCGAAGCGACAACCGCCCCTTTGCTTTCCCGCGCGCGACCGCTTCGGCGAACGCGGGCTGGTTCTTTCGCCGCTCGATCGTGCGGGCGCTGACGCCGAAGAAGGAGGCCAGCTCGTCGTCGGTGCATTGAAGCCCACACAACTTTTCGACTTGCTCCAAGTCGATGTGCACCGCTTTGCGTCCCGCGCCTGGTCGCTTCCCGCCCTTGGTCTGACTCACGTAATAGGTTCCCCTCGGATTTCAAATCGTCGAAACTTCGCCGCTTCGCGTGGAGGCACGGGATAAGATTGAATGCTCTGTACTTGCTGGCACTCTCGATCTCGAGATCATTGACCTAGATCTCAATTGAACGTATTCCGCGGAGAGTCTTTCAAAATCGCCTCCGGCGTGATGGGTTCTGAAGTTGAGTCGATAAAATCTAACTCTTGATGCAGAGACGCCAGCCGGCAGTTAGTGTCGAAGCCACCAATGGCATAGCCTTTCGCGTTGCGCGCGTGATCCAGTGCGTAAGTCAATTCCATCAGCGTGTCTCGAACACGCTCGGGATCTGGAGATGAGACGCCTCGCGCCCCAATACGGCCGATGAGGGTGAGGCATTCCCTGACAAGCTCTAAGTTTGTTTCCATATTTGAGGGTCCTTTCTGCGATTGTGTTGCCTAACGGGTCGATTCCTCCATCTTGGACAGCCGATCTGTTCTTACCTGATCGAACGTCCGACCATCGGTATCCAACATCGCGGTCTTGCCGGTGAACCGCTGCCACCGCTCGATGGTGACGTCGATGTAACTTGGATCAAGTTCTAGTCCATAACAGGCGCGGTCGGTCAGCTCCGAGGCCATGACGGTGGTTCCTGAACCGAGGAATGGGTCGTAAACTGCGTCACTTCGGCTCGTGTGGTTCAAGATCGGGCGCCGCATGATGTCAACTGGTTTTTGCGTGGGGTGATCGAACTTCTCCTCCGTGGAGCCGCCCATGATCATCTTGGGCGAGGCAGCATCCCAGACCGTCGTGTTCTCACCCGGCCGTCCGTACCATGGCGCGTTCTTCTTTCGTACATACCAGCACGGCTCGTGTTGGAACCAATACTGCGACCTGGTCAGCGCCGCAACCGTCTTGCGCCAGATGATCTGCTGATGATGGACAAACCCAATCCGGAGGAGGCCGCTCAGAACTTCTGAGGTAAACCGCGAGGCGTGCCACACATAAGCCACTTGCAACGATGGAACCAGTTCGAAGGCCGAGGACCAATCGGCCACCGTGTCCCCCGAAATCATTGTTCTGGTATGGCCCTCGATCCGACGCTTCGACTCCGCCGGACCGCGTTTGTTGATACCGGCACGATCACGCCACTCTGAATCCAGCTCGACGCCATACGGCGGATCAGTGACCATGACTAGCGGTTTGTTGTCGCCGATGAGACGAGCGACTAAATCGCGGCTGGTCGCGTCGCCGCATAGCACTCGGTGCTGCCCGAGCAACCAAAGATCGCCGCTGTGCGTCGTTGCCGCCTCGGGCAGCGGCGGCGCCTGGTCGGCGCGTTCCTCCGCCATTGGATCGCAAAACAATGAGTCGATCTCGATCGAATCAAAACCTATTAGTTCCAGATCGAAGTGGAGTGACTGGAGCCCCTGCAATTCCAACCGCAATAAATCTTCATCCCAGCCGGCGTTGAGCGCGAGCTTGTTGTCGGCGAGTACCAGCGCTTTGCGCTGTGCCGGAGTCAGATGATCCAGGACGATTACAGGCACCTCGGTCATTCCGAGCTTCTGCGCAGCGAGGAGCCGGGCGTGCCCGGCGATGATCACGTTGTCAGGGCCGATCAAGATCGGATTTGTCCAGCCGAACTCATGGATTGATCCGGCGATCTGGTCGACCTGTTGTCGACTGTGCGTTCTTGCATTGCCTTCATACGGGGTTAGTTTCTCAACCTGCCACAGCCGCGTTTGAAGATTGATCTTTATCATCTATGACAGCAGTTTGCCTTTACCGACTCGGGACATCAAGTTGCAATTCATAGTTCGGTAAGACCTGCGTCGTTAACGTGATCAAGGCAATTCGCAATACTGATACACACAATTGGCCTAGAAAAGTTTGAAACAAGTTCTAAAGTTTTGTTTTGGGAGTCGGCAAACTGTACTCGCCGGCCGTCGGTCAGGATATAGCTGGAACCAGGTGGGTTCCTGGCAACTAAACGATCATCGAGTAATTGGCGCAGGACAGCCGAAAGTCTGCGAAGTCGCTGAGATGATAAACCGCGCCGCCTAAGTTCAGCAACAACTACTACGAATAACGCCTCAGATGCCGTGTAGAGCCGGATTCGACCTGATCGCGAAGCAGTCGCGATCCTCTTCTCCTCCCACAGCTGGAGTTGCCGGAGGCTTACATCGGCGAGCTTGGCGACGTCAGCAGTTCGGAAATGCCTGTCCTTTGTGTCCATACTTTGTCCCCCTTCGAGGCGTTTTGTCGTTGGCAGCGGACTTACTTCTTGGCTGGTGTGACGGTGTGACAGCGTGTGACATGAAAACCGCTAAGAAACCATTCGCGAGGATGCCAATCGAAAAACTTCCAGGATTCGTCGTCACACCGCGTCACACCGTCACACGCGGCTGCTAGTCGTCGTCCCTGGTCCTGAACCGAATACCAAGCCAGACACGAATTTGCTTTGTGTCGCGCCCGCCATCGGGTCTTATCCGATCACGCCTTCTACCGAGTTTCTGTAGGCGTTCATCGAACGAGTCCTTGGACAGCGGGTATTTGTTGCCGGTTTCCTCGGCCCAGGATGCGTAGGCTGCGTATAACTCCGAAACTGGAACCCAGCACCCCTCTTTCTTCCACGAAGCCGCATCGCCAGTAGCTGCTAGAACGCAGCGGTCTTCGAAGAATTCGCGAAGCCTGTCCGATTCCTGGCGATATTGCTCGGTTGCGGCCGCTATGTCCGGTGGGTAGCCCAGCCCCTCGCGATGGTAGACGACAGCGCCTTCGACTATCCACCGCAGGATGCCCGCAAGCTCGGTTCGCAGCTTCGCCGGCAAGTTTTTGTCGATCTCGTTGTCGGGTATTTGGACTTTGAATGGTATGCACTTGACGCGGTTCCAGATCGCGTCGTTCGGGTCCATGATCACTGGCCTGTGGTTACAGTCGAGGAACAGTTTGTATGTCGGCTGGAAGGTGATCATGTTCTCGCGGAGGCGCCGCGCCTTGATCTGCCCAAGCCCAGTCAGGTATTTCACTCGGCTGAGCGACAGGCGCTGGCCTTGCTCCACTTCACTCGAGGAAACGAACCGGCAGCCTTGGAGATCCGCAAGGTCGGTATTGACGGCGTTGTTTGACATCGCCTCTTTCGGGCGAATCATCAGGCTGTCGACCTGGACCTGCCCGGCGTATTCCTTGTCACCGAGGGCGTCTCGGATGATTTCGAGGAGCGTCGTCTTGCCGTTGTTGCCCTCACCGTATAAAACGAACAGAAGTTTCTCTGGCTTTCCGGTGGCCGCGCAGCCGAAGACCTTCTGGAGATAGGACACGAGCTGCTCGGCACAGTCGTTTTCATCCTCGGAAGCGTCCGGATGGCGGCCCATGATTCGATACAGGAACGCCATGAACTGTGGGCACTCGGCGCGCGGATCGTAACTGATGCGAATCAGCCTACTCAGAAGTTCCTCCGACCGATGCGGTCGTAACACGCCCGTTCGCAAGTCCACCGTTCCGTTTTCAGTGTTTAGAGTCCACGGGTCTCGGTCAAAATCATTTGCGCTGACCTGCCGAACTTTCTTCTTGGCGAGATGCATCATGTTGGCAAGCGCGGCGCGAGACAGGGAACTGTTCACGAATCTCAAGAACGCCTTGCGTTTGTCTGGATCGCTGATATGCTTCGCCCCCTCGAATGCTTCCAGAATTGTTTTCTCGGATCGCTTTTCGGCCTCCACGAATTCGTCGAACTGCCACTGTCGCCCAGTCCAAACGTAGTAGCTCTTCCGCTCGGTGCAATAAACCAATTCGTGTCCATAGAGATCCGCAAGCCGATCGGCATTTCCCGTGTCGCTCCAGTGATAGTCGCGGCGTTGCGCGCGCTCAATGCCCAACCAGCGTAAGGCGGTGTCGACGACCCTCTTGTCGATAACCTCGACCAGCGTAGGGATGCCGGTGACTTCGCCGCCGGCCGAGTATTTCTCAAACGTGGACTGGACCTCTGAGTCTGCCGCCTCCAGTTCGGGATTCGAGGACCAAAGGAATCTGTAGATGACACGGTGAAACGTTTTGGCATCGTCCAGGCTCCATTCAGCGCGCGCGAGTACGCCGGCAAGAGCCAGGAATGCATGGTGGCGCGATCCCTTCGTTGGCCAGTGGCGCGAAAGAAGTGCGGCGCCTGCGACCTTGCGAACAGCCGACACAAGCACATCCGCATCAATGTTTGCCGGCGTGCCATCGAAGCCCTGCTCGAACCGTACGGGTTCGCCGGTCTCGTGGACGCTGGGTGGAACAACTGTTTGAAGACCGATCGACCCGTCCGACGAGAGGCCGCGCAACTCAATGAGCGTCGCGTGATCCAGTGGGTCATGAAACTGTTGGGTCCTCACCGGCGGGTCAGTTCGATAGACGTAGTGAGAGAAAGGCTTGGACTCTCGGCCAAAGATCAGGCCCGTTTCCGGGAGGAGTTCGCGTGCGGCTGTAATGGCTTCCCGGCAATCACAGTCGACGTCGGTACTCCCGAATTTGTCACCCAGCAACAGCCCAATGTTCTGCGCTGCGCCATTGAAGTATTGGGACGCAACATCCAGGGTAATCTCCAGGCGTTCCCAGCCGTTGAGAACGGGGCGCTTGGATCGATGTGGAACAGGGACCGGAGAGAAGCCTTGCCCTATCCACGCGATTGCGGCTTCAAGCGGAGTCATATGGTATTTCGATTTAGACGGATAGCTTCGTAAACGTGCTGGATGTAAGCCTAGAAGACGGGCTCCTATCGGCGAGACAAGCCCCACTTATGGGCGGTTCCGTTCTAGTGGTGCGGTCAACCTTGCTCGATCTCCTGGCGTAAAATGCCAAGGATGGGTGAGAGTGCTGCTCGCGATCCAAGCGTTTTTATCGTGGAGTCACTCAGTTTGGACGACGAAGAGGTCGAACGGCGCGAGGGTCATCTCTTGTACGAGATGCTGCACCTGGCGCAAAAGCGTGCGGAGTATCGATACATACGCACGAAGCGGGAGCTGTTGGCCATGCTTAAGCAATTTTGTGATTCAGGGAAGCGGTACCTCCATATTTCATGCCACGGAAATGACGAAGGGATAAGCCTGACGCTCGACGACGTATCGTTTGCGGAGTTTGGCGAAATGGCGCGACCGTATTTGAAGGATCGCCGGCTGTTCTTGTCCGCGTGTAGCATCGCGCGAAAGGAACTTGCGCGATGCATTATGTCTCGGATGGCTGCTATTCAGTTATTGGCCCAACAAACGATATCTATTTCAGTGATGCAGCCATCATGTGGGCGTCGTTCTATCACCTCGTTTTCAAAGCGAACAGAGAATCAATGAACCGCGACAGTGTCTCTCAAGCTCTCCAGAAAGTGTGCAACACGTTCGGAACTTCCGTCCGCTACTACCGCAGGTCCAAAACACCTCCGTATTTCTCGACCAGCACGTTCTCGCCCGAGAGAATCAAGCTGGCGATTGAAGATTAGCGACCAAATGACACCGCGTGATCGCAAGAGTTTCCGATCGGACCGGCGCAACTCCCGCCGGGGATGACCTTCTACTACAGGTCGCTCATGTCCATGCCAGCAATCTCGATCGCCCCCAACTGAAATTGGCAATACTGGGTCGGATCACTTCATTGCGGCATAGGCCGCCGACCCGACGCTTCCTCTTTTCGTGCTCAAGGCCGTTAAGAATCGGGGCCAATTTCTCTACCACGCTTTCAGGCCTGATCGTCGTGCCCAGCGACAACATTCCAGCGCATTGAGCGTTTGCACCGCCGGTGCTCGACGCCCCCACCCTCGACATTCGTAGTATCCGGCGCAGGATCGGATCCCTGTGGCGATGGTTTTCGGAACGAAAAGAGAAAAATAGCCAGCCACCGATGCTCCTTACGAGACCTGGTCAGCCACAATGCGGCTGGCTGGACCATTGGGCTCCCTTCAACTATAGGACTAGCGGGTCGCAGGCCAATACTCGGCATCGGCGTGGCCAAACCTCGAGAACACTTTAGTTACCTCATGCACCTTAGTTACTTGATGCACCGGCGAAACATGTTTGTAGTTTCACAATGTACGCCCCGTGCAGAACTGCCCGAAAAATGTCCAACGCGATCAAAGGGACTCGTTGATGGCCGCGTAAAGTAGTTCGAGTATTGTCTATGTTGGCGGCCCAGTATGGACGTCTCCGCGAGGAATCACAGCAACTGGCATAACACAAATGAGATAGGTCTGTTCGAGTGGACCGCGTTTCAGGCTGCAAGAGTTCGAAACGTGTCCAAGGTGGGGAGCCAAACTCTTCATAGATTTACACGCCTAAACTACCTTTCAAAAAGCAGTCCTTTGCGCCACTGTGGGGACCTTTGTGGGGATGCTATTTCACAATGGAGAGCAATCCCCGCTGTCGGCGCGAATGTTGACCCTGCTGTTTTCGAGTCGGGACACTCGGGACAAGCTTGTAAACATTGATCGCGGTGCGTCCCGAGTGCGCTGTGGAGACTCGGGACAAATCGGGACATCAGCGGCGACGGATCGGGCGTGCGTCAGGCACTAGCTCGGTTCGCACACCTATTCTGGGAATTTCATTCTCCGAAAAGCGATGACAAAAGTGACAAAATTCCGTCGCCGCCACCGCTTCTCTGGTCGTTGCAAGCTCTTCAGGCCGATTTGTTCGTGAGCTCCCAATAGACGACCTCGGTAAAGGTAGGAAATGCGGGCCCACGGCCGCCCGACCTGCCGCTGGAGACGGATCGCCGACGGCACTTCGAATTTCCTCATGACGGGGCGCCAGAGTGCGAGGCCACGGCGGCGGTCCAATACGTCCGTTCTCCGATTTTCAAAACAACGGCAGCAGGAAGACTCAGAATGCAACATGATCTTCGAGTTCAAGTCGTTTTCGTTGACAACTCAGAAAAGCAAATCACCCAAGGGCAAGGTAGTCTCCCATTTTGCCATTGTGGACGTACAGATGCGCCCACCCCTAGGGGGCGTTTAGGCTTCCTGGGCGGCTCTATTTTTTGGAGGAGGTCGGGTAGGGGCGACGGCGAATTCAAAATCGTGTTCATTAGGCAAATTGCATGAGTGCCCAGGCCCTGATGTCGATGGTGTTGTTTACCCGGTCGCGGCGCTCATCAGTCAGCGGCGCACCCGTCACGTCAACACACTATTTGGTCTCGCTAGAGCGCTGCAATACGCGTTCCAACCTGGATTTCCGTCCCGTTCCCGTTTTTGATATTTGTATCTCTGTGTGATCTCCTTCTAGCACCGCAGAGAGATCCTCTCTGCCCGGTACTTCGAGAACGTCAAAGATCAGATCATCTGGGAGAGCTTAGAGGGACACCTCGCGCCCATCGGAGAACTGAAAGACGTCCCGCCGAGGCGCGTTCGGCATAAGGAAAACCGCCTTGGCTTCCGGGGCGGCATGCAAGCTGACTTGCTGAGCTTCGGAGAATCGAAACAATACCGTCGTACGATCAAGTAGGCAAACCGGCGTAGGCCTTTGGGTTCGCAAGTCCGACTC